GGGATGGTATAATTCAATCTATGCACTCGCTAAAGGAGATGTTACCAGATTTGACGAAGTTACAAGCTACCGACTTACTAAATGTCTTACCTATCTCACATTCGAAAAGCAAAAAAACCAAATCGAAGCAAACGAACTTAAACAACAAATGAGACGATGAATTATTTTGATATTATAGACAAATTAAAAGCACACTTTGATGCAGACGAATTAGTAAACACCGTTACACAAGGTGATATTTTCGAGGTGGACTTATCAAAGCAAACCATATTCCCATTAGTTCACTTGATCGTAAACACGGCAACCTTTGAAGAAAACGTAATAAGATACAACATCAGTATTTTAGCTATGGATATTGTGGACATAACAAAAGACGAAACCACAAGTAAGTTTGACGGCAACGATAACGAACTATACATAATCAATACACAGTTAGCCGTTCTTAACAGGTGTTATGAGTTGTTACGAAGAGGCACACTATACACAGATGCTTTTCAAGTAGACGGCAATCCAAGTGCGGAATTTTTCACAGAACGATTTGAAAATAAATTAGCTGGTGCAACTTTAACGGTTGACATTTTAGTAAGCAATTCGATGACTATTTGCTAATGGCAGAATTCGATAACATACAAGATTTATTAAACGACTTTAGAAGCAACGTAATTCGTGAAGCTAAAAGAAACTTATCAAGCCAAAACACTTCTGGTAGATTAAGCAGAAGTTTAAATTCGTATGTTAAAGAATCTAAAAATAGTATTCAGATAAGCTTCGAAATGGAAGACTACGGCTTTTATCAAGATAGAGGTGTAAAAGGTAAAAAAAGTGGCAAGAGTTTGGATGGCTACAAATACACGAACAAAATGCCACCACCAAAAGCATTTGACAAGTGGATAGTTAAGAAAGGGTTTAAGGACACTATTAGAGATAAGAAAGGTAGATTCGTAAAGCGAAAAGGTTTAGCGTTTGCAATAGCAAGAAGCATATTCGAGAAAGGCATAAAGCCAACACTATTTTTCACGAAGCCATTTGAAAAATACTTTAAACGATTGCCAGACGAATTGGTAGAAAAATACGGATTAGATATGGAAAAACTATTTACACAAATAACAGACGAAAACTTTAAAAGACTTAACAAATGAATTTAGCAAGGTCACCATATATTGTAGAAATTTCTGAAAGTGGACAAACAGGTTCTAAAATAGAATTGTTCTTGTGGAATACAGGAAGCCAACCAGCAAACCCACAATACACACTTGAAAAACTTATTCCAGCATCGAACAACGTAAAGACGTACTATAATGTTTCGCCTTATGTTCGTGAGTATTTTACAATGGGTGGTTATGACTACGATACGGCAAACTTTTTTGACACGGCAACAAGTACAAACTATCTTGTAAACTATGCAATAAAAAGATACAAAAACGTGAGTGGCACTTACACACTTTTAGGAACTGACACAGGACAATTTGTAAACGGCTATTCTGAATATATGGAAGGGCAAAACACGGTCAAGCAAGACGTTCTTTTAGACGAAGGTACATATCTATACCATTACAATAGTTCGTTTAGTGCAACGCAAAGAAACGCACTTGCTGGAAGCTTTGATGCAGATTTAGCAGTAGGCGAAAAAATAAAGTACACTAATTTAAGCACAGGAGCAACACAAATTTATACCGTAAGTGCTGCTGGTGTAAAAGTATTCGGTAGAGTATACACTGGTTGGTTAAGTGTAGGTAACAAAGTAGAAATGATTAACACAAGTGCAGCAGTAGTTTGGACTGCTACATTCAAACCTGTATGCGAACCAAAGTATAGCCCTATTGTAGTAGACTTTGTAAACAAGTATGGTAGTTGGTCGCGAATGTTTTGGTTTAAAGTAAACAAACGAACAACAACGGTTAAGAGCAACGAATACAAATTTAATCCACAGACGTTGCCATATAGTGCTACACAAGGTGGTGGACAAATAAAGCAATTTAACAAAACAGGAAACGAAAGCATAAAGCTAAATAGTGGCTTTGTAAATGATGGCTACGCAGAATACATACAACAGTTGATGTTGAGTGAACACGTTACGGTTTTAGATTTTGACACAAACACGAATGCTTTTCCAGCTAAAGTTAAAACACAATCACTTGTAAAGCAAACAGGATTAAATGACGGCACTATGAACTACACACTTGATTTTGACTTTGCTTTTGATCTTATAAACAACGTAACATAATGAGAGGTGTATCGGTTTACATAGAGGGTGTTAAATTAGATTTGTTTGATGACGAACAAATTAATGTCACATCTATACAACAAAATGTGCAAGACATAAGTAAGGTATTTACCGACTTTAGTCAATCATTTACAGTACCAGCAACTCCAAACAACAACCAAGTATTTGAACACTTTTACCAAAACGATGTAAACTCAACTATTGATTTTAACGTAAGGCGTGAAGCGTTAATTGAAATAGATTTAACTACATTCAGACGTGGTAAAATAAGCTTAGAAAAAACGGAAGTAAAAAACAACGAGCCGTATAGCTATCAAATTACTTTCTATGGTGATGTAGCAAGTTTAAAAGATACGTTTGGTGATTCTAAGCTTGTAGATATAGAAACAATAAACACTACGGACTTTACTTTTTCAAGCACGGCAGTAAGCCAAAGAATTACAGACGATGCAACTGAATATCCAATTCGTTTTCCTTTAATAGTTGGTAGAGATGTAACTTATGGTGATGGTGCAAGTACAGATATTAGCCACACAGGTAGCGGCTCAATAGCATACAATGAGTTGTTTCCAGCAATAGCAGTTTATCAAATATTCAACGCTATACAATCACAATATTCTATAACTTTTAACGGTGGCTTTTTAAACAACGAAAGATTTAGAAGAGCGTTTTTGTATTGTCAAAATGCAGAAACATTTACTTATACTACGGCATCACAAGTAGCACAACAAGAAAATTTAGTAACAGGCACAAACACGAATACATCGGCAGTAGCCAGTGACTTTTTTAGCGAAGCAAACGACACACTATCTATAACAAACACACCTACAAGCACGATGTTTCCAAGCTTGTCTCCGAGTGGTGGAGTATTTTTGTTTCCAAAACACAAAATAATATTTTCGGTAAATAACGTAAGTGATGCCACAATGGGTTACTATTTAGATGTTTATTTAAATGGGCAATTAGTACAAAGTTTTTTTAGAATAGGTAACCACGATATTGAAGTTGTAGATCATTCAAATAACACACTTGGAACAAGGCAATACAAATTTTTGATTCGTTCATTAGGTGTTCTTAATTTTAACTACAATGTTATTTATACGCAACAAGCTGACTATGTAACAGAAAACTTTTTAGGTATACCAAGTACACAAAGTGTGTTAAACACATACACAAGTAGTAGTACATTTTCAACTACGGCAACTTTCAGCGTGTTAAATTACTTGCCAGATATGAAAGTAGTAGACTTTTTCAAGGGCATTTTACAGATGTTTAATTTAACGTGTTACGGAACTGCTAAAGATGTTTACCAAATCGAACCATTAGATGATTGGTATCAAAAAGGTGCTATTGTAGACATCACAGAATATACCGATATAAAAAGTGTAAAGATTGACCGTTTAAAATTATACAAAAACATAAGCTTTAATTATAAAGAAAGTGAATGTGCAACAAACGAAGCGTTTAGAGATATAACAGGTGGTCGTGACTACGGAAACACGAGCCAACTATATGACTATGACGGTGGCGAATATAAGATTGATTTGCCGTTTGAGAATATGATGATGCACAAGTTTACCGATACTGATTTGCAAGTGGGTAAAAGATTAAACACCGACATACAAACATACATACCAAAGCCAATGATTATGTATGCGTATGATACTACAAGCGCACAATGGAGATTTAATGAGGGTGGTAGTGTTACTAATATGACAACATATATTCCGTTTGGACAAGACTTACGTTTAGGCACTAATGACTTTACACTAAACTTTAACGCTGATAATAGCACGTTTCTTTTAGAGCCAGTAGCAAACACTTTATTTGCAGTTTACTATGCACCATATTTATTAAATCTATATAACCTTAAAAATAGACGAACCAACGTAAAGACGAACCTACCTATAAGCTTATTAACAGGACTTGAACTAAATGACCGTGTGATAATTCGTGACAAACGATATATGATTGAATCTATGAAGAGCAATCTAAACACAGGTGACGTTGATTTAGTTTTGATTAATGACTTTAGAGAATTAATTGCAGATGGTGGAGTAACACCAGAAATAATAGTTCCAGATAACAACGCACAATGCTTAAACATAGACATACTGTTTCCTAACGATGCAGTAAG